GTACACTTGTTAATACTACTCTCACGGCTAGTAAATGGACTGGTTCCTCTGCTCCGTATACATATGTATTACCTGTATCTGGTGCGACTACTTCAAATATAGTAGAAATTAATTATGCTTCTAATGCATCATCTCAAGCAATAGAGGCATATCAGAACGCTATGTTAGCAGATGGAGGACAGACTACAAATCAGATTACTATAAAAGCAACCGAGAAACCAACTGTAGATATTCCTATTACTATTGTTATAAGAAATGATTTATAAAAGGAGGCGATAACATGGCAATTTACAAAGGTGAACAATGTCTTGCTGGAGTTGGTAAGAATGCAACTATTAAAATTGGTACTGCTAAAACAGGTACTTCGGCTGCGGTAACCAATTCTGGTACAGATACAGATGCAATATTAAATTTTACACTACCCAAAGGTGATCAGGGAGTTGGAATTTCAAGTGTTATCCCTCATTATCTTGCAAGTCCTAAATCACAGGGAGTAACCAGATCAACTACTGGATGGGCGACTTCCGCTCAGGTTATGACATCTACAAACAAATATTTGTGGTGCTATCATGAATTTGTTTTATCAAATAATAATCATCTGTATACAGATGCAACCGTTATAGGTGTTTATGGAGATAAAGGTGATCCGGGTACAACTGATTACAATGGATTACAGAATAAACCGGTCGTTAATGGAGCTGTAACTGCTTATCAGTCAGATATTATGAAATCTCAGTTAAGGAATGTGACGTTCTCTACTGAAGAACCTAAGACAACTGATGGTAAACCTGGTGATATATGGGTGGTGTATGGCGATGAGTAATATTAAAACTGGAGATATATTGAACTTTGATTATACTGGTGCTGTTCAGAGCGTAACATTGAAACCTGGAAAATATGTGCTTGAGTGTTGGGGTGCTCAAGGTGGAAATGGATGTACGGGAAATTCATATAAAGGCGGTGCCGGAGGATATTCCAAAGGTACTCTCACACTAGCCAAAACAGAAACTTTATACATATATGTTGGTGGACAAGGAGTTAGCGCTGCAGCTTCTGGCAATGGAAATATTCGAGAAGGTGGATTCAACGGTGGTGGATCTGGACGTGATTGGGGTAGTACTGGTCATGGCGGTGGCGGAGGTGGTGGCGCCTCTGATATTCGAATTATAACTGATAGCTTCTATGCTCGTGTTATAGTCGCCGGCGCTGGTGGTGGAGCTTCTGATAATGGAGCAGGCGGTGCTGGCGGCGGCACTTCTGGGATTTCATCATCCTCTTCCGCTGGAACAGCAACTGGAGGCAGCGGTTTTGGTCAAGCGGCGGCATCAAGTTACACTTCAGGTGAATGTGGTGGCGGTGGCGGTGGCTGGTATGGAGGTTATGGCGGATCCTCAGAAAATTATTCTGGCGGTGGTGGATCAGGTTACGTATATACATCTTCTTCTGCTTCTAACTACCCTTCTGGGTGTCTCTTAAATTCTTCATATTATCTCACCGATGCTCAAACCATTGCAGGAAATCAAACTTTTAAATCGCCTACTAATACAAATGAAACCGGACACTCTGGTAACGGGTATTGTCGAATTACTGTTATTGAATGCAGTAATACAGCACTATATGTCAGAATAAACAATTCTATGAAAAAAGCTACTGCTTTCTATTTCAAATTAAATAATAACAAAATGTACGGCGTTGGATCTGCTAATTATAATGGTTCTGTTATGAATTTTGATTATACTGGTTCGGTTCAAACTGCTACATTGACTCCTGGTAGGTATAAGTTAGAATGTTGGGGCGCTCAAGGTGGGAATGGATCATCTAATGGTAATTCTAATATAAATGCAGTTGGTGGTCTTGGTGGATATAGTGTTGGCACCATTACATTAAGTAAAACACAAAAAGTATATATATATTCTGGTGGAAAAGGACAAACTAAATCAAATACCGGTAGCTATTCTACTGTTAATGGTGGATTTAACGGCGGTGGATCAAATTATACTTGTGGTTCCGGAGGTTCTGGTGGTGGTGGATCAGATATAAGAATCGGAACTGATTCATTATATGCAAGAGTAATTGTTGCAGGCGGCGGTTCTGGAACAGGATGGACAATTAAAGGTGCCGCTGGCGGTGGAATATTAGGCTTATCAAACTATAATTCATCTTACAATAGTACTCAAACAGCAGGAGGAATAGCTTATACTTCAACTTACAATATAATGCCCACAGCTGGCACTTTTGGTATAGGTGGCAATGGCTCTGGTTCTTCAGAAGGCGGTTCTGGCGGAGGCGGCGGCTGGTACGGAGGTGGCGGAGCCGGATATACGGGCGGTTCTAGTGGTGGATCAGGTTATGTCTACACTTCTGCCACTGCTTCAAATTATCCTTCTGGATGTTTACTAAATTCTACTTATTATCTTTCTAATGCTCAAACCATTGCTGGCAACAAATCATTCCCTTCTCCTACAGGATCAGCAGAAACTGGTCACACAGGCAGTGGATTCTGCAGAATTACAAATTTGAACCCAACACAATATGGATTATACGTAAAAACGAACTCTGGTTGGAAACACATAGATTTATAAAAGGAGGGCTTAACTATGCCGATTATATTTCACGGAACAGGTAGTGGCGGCTCTGCTAAAAAACTAAAAACCGCACGAACTATTAATGGTACGAATTTTGATGGTACAGCTAATATTACTACTGCTAATTGGGGAACAACAAGAACCGTTACTGTAGGAAATACAAGTAAATCTGTAAATGGATCTGGAAACGTAAGTTGGTCGTTAGCTGAAATAGGTATTCATCTTTCAACAACGGAGCCTGCAGCTAGCGACGGAAAGAATGGAGATATTTGGATTACTTATGAATAAAAGACTGAAAGGAAGGTGAGGCTTATGGCTTGTAGTAATGGATGTGGAACTTCTTGTGCTACTGACTGCACTCATTCATCATCTGGTGGATGTGGTGGTTCTTGTGGTGGTTCTTGCTCTACTAACTGTACTGGTGGATGTTCTGGATATTGTGATGAAACTTGTAAGGGAGGTTCAGGAAGTACTTGTTCTGACTGTACTGCCAAATGTGCTAATGACTGTACTGGAGCTTGTACAAGTGCTTGTGTAACCGGATGCACTGGCTGTGGGAACAACTGTGATGGAGACTGTACAAGCGCCTGTGCTCAAAGGTGCTCTAATGATTGCAATGCTGCATGTACTGCTACTTGTGCTTATGATTGCGAACATACTTGCACTGCTTCTTGTGCCAACGACTGCACCAGTTGTGGTGGATCTTGCTCAAGTAATTGCTCAGGAAATTGTGATTCAGGCTGTTATACTGGTTGTTCCGGTTGTGATTCAACCTGTTCTGGATCCTGCACTGGTACTTGTAATACTACTTGCACCACCACTTGCGCCAATGACTGCACTGGCGGATGCAAAGGAACCTGTACAGGTGGATGTGGTGGTTCTTGTGATAATTCATGCGGCTTTTCTTGTGAAGCTTCATGTGATAATAATTGTACTGCTGTTTGTTCTGTATCTTCTGTGTACGGTGGAAACTCAGAAAAGAGTGTATTGAATTTTGCTTATACAGGTAAAGCTCAATCTGTAACCCTTGAGCCTGGAAAATATGTTCTTGAATGCTGGGGAGCACAGGGAGGTTATCGTTCTAATTCTAGTTATGGTGGAAAAGGTGGCTATTCTACAGGAACTTTAACATTGACTCAAAAAACTACTATATACATATATGTCGGTGGATCTGGAAATTCTGTTACATCAGCATCAAATTCAATCTATCCCGGAGGTTTCAATGGTGGTGGATATAGATACAATTATAAAGGTGGTGGTGGCGCTACTGATATTCGTATTGGAAGTGCTTCTTTATACGCCCGTGTTATCGTTGCAGGTGGCGGTGGTTCTGATGGTAGTCCTAGTTATAATGGTGGGTATGCAGGTGGTGTATCTGGTACTAGGGGAAATTTTGGATGTGGTTCATATGGATATGGTGGATCTCAAACTGCTTCATATTCATCTTTAAGTGCTATTAATTCACAAGGCACCACAAACTCTTCTTCTAATTGTGCTGCTGGTTTTGGTTTCGGTGGTTTTGGATGTTATTACGCTTCAGGTTATGGTGGAGCCGGTGGCGGAGGATGGTACGGTGGACAAGGTACTTATCCTGATGGTTCTGGAGATGATGATGGCGGTGGCGGAGGCGGTTCAGGCTATGTTTATACTTCCTCTTCTGCTTCTAACTATCCTCAAGGTTGTCTTCTAAATTCATCTTACTATCTTTCTGATGCTTCTAATTTATCTGGCAATGAATCTTTTAAATCTCCTTCTGGCTCTACAGAAACAGGTCATTCTGATAATGGCTATTGTAGGATCACCTGTTATGTTAAAAAGAAAACTCTACATTGTAAAATGAACAATGAAATAAAAAAAGCAGCTCCAGTATTTGTAAGGATGAACAATAAAATTTATGATGCTGGCGCTAATGCTGTAATGGATTTTGCTTATACAGGAACAGCTCAAGCTATATCACTTCCAAGAGGACAATATATTATAGAGTGCTGGGGTGCTCAAGGAGGTTCATATAGTAGTTATTATGGTGGTGCTGGAGGATATTCTGTCGGAACCATAACTCTAACTAAAAATTCTACGGATTTATATATTTATGTTGGTGGACAACCAGAAGCTACAACTTCAACAGGTGAAACACCTGGTGGATTTAACGGAGGAGGAAAAGGTTGTTCAAGAACTTATAATTATAGTAGTTATGGACAAGGCGGCGGCGGTGCAACCGATGTTCGTATAGAAAAAAATGATCTTTATGCTAGAGTTATTGTCGCTGGTGGCGGTGGAGGTTCATCATCAGAAAATTCGCTTACAACAAAATATGGCGGTGGAACTACTGGTGGTTCTTCTGCTTCTGGATATGGAGCTACACAAACTGCTGCAGGTACAAATGGTTCGTTTGGTCAAGGTGGTTCTGCAACAACTTCTGGAACTAATTATAATTATGGTTCCGGCGGTGGCGGAGGTGGATGGTATGGCGGTGGTGCATGTTCTGATTATAGTGATAGCACTAACTACCAAGGCTATAATGGCGGAGGTTCAGGATATGTTTACACTTCAGCTACTGCTGCTAATTATCCAAGTGGTAATTATGTAAATTCTTCTTACTACCTTACCAATGCGCAAACTATAGCAGGAAATCAATCATTTAAATCACCTGATGGAACAAATGAAACAGGCCATACCGGAAATGGTTTCTGTCGAATCACCCGTAAATCAGGAAAAATATTTGTAAAACAAAACGGATCATGGATCAAAGTGTAATGCTTTGGTCCATGTTTAAATTACAGGAGGAATTGTTATGAAACTTATTTTAAAAGATGGACAAGAACTAATTATTACTCGTGCTAACGATACATATTCATATGAAGGATATAAAGATGGGTTGGGAAATGATATGAATAGAAATATCGTGGCTACTATTTCTATCTTCAATTCTGATAAATCTTTAAACACTATTAAGGATATGATTACTGATGAAAATAGAACAGGTTTTAAAATTATTTATGGGAATACCCAGAAAGATTATACTGGAATGAAAATTGAAAGTATTTCAGAAGAAATCTCCAATGAAAGAAGTGTTATTAATATCTCATTAGCTACAGATAAAACCATAGCTCCTACTGAGACCACTGAAACAACAACAGAAAAAACTAAAGAAGAAACTAAAGAAAAAACGGAAACAGCTTCTGATAAATAATTAAGAATGAAAGGAATATAAGGATATGAGAAAAATAATCGTAAAGGTTGATAAAGAAAAAGCTACAGAGCTTGAAAGAGTTAATTTTGAATTAAACTTCGTAAAAGACATTGTACAGAGAGTTATTGAATCACATCCAAGCGATTTAGAACTCATCAATGGAGATACTCTTATGTCTTACAATAAACGTGGTGCAGAATTACAGAGAAAGTATGCTGCTCTTGCAAATGAGATGGCAAAGGAATACATCCCAGAATACCTCGAAGGTCATCAGTATAGTTGGATTATTCCAAATAATTCTGATGAAATGACTATTACTATTAAATGTAATTGTGAGATTCCAGAATTAGAGGGAATAGCATGAAAAGGACAGAACAATATTCGGACCAGATAGCTAGACTTTATCCATCTAAGAAGGTAAAAACCGATGACGGACAAAGAATATTAACACAGAGTATCACTTTTCAAGTAACTGATGATTGCAACCTTGCGTGTCTATATTGTTACCAAGGACACAAAGGAAAAAATCGAATGTCGTTTGAAACAGCTAAGAAATTCTTTGATTTAGTTGTATCAGGTGAAAAAGGTTTTAAATCTTATATCAATCCAGAGAAATCTCCTGGATTGGTTGTAGATTTCATTGGAGGAGAACCCTTTCTTGAGATAGAGCTTATAGATCAAATCTGTACTTATATTATGGATAAACTCATAGAGTTGGATCATCCTTGGGCCATGAAAACTATGTTCTCTATTTGTTCAAATGGTGTTTTATACAGAGACGAAAAAGTACAAGCATTTCTTCGTAAGTGGGCCAATAGATTATCTTTCTCAGTTACTATTGATGGGAATAAAGAATTACATGATTCCTGTCGAGTTTTTCCAGATGGTGGTCCAAGTTATGACATAGCTGTCGATGCTGCGTCAGATTGGATGAAACGTGGAAATCATATGGGAAGCAAGATCACAATTGCTCCGGGCAATATCAGCTTTCTATACGATGCTATTAAGCATATGGTCGATCTTGGATATGATGAAATCAATGCCAATTGTGTATATGAAAAGGGTTGGACACCTGTACATGCAACTGTTCTTTACGATCAAATGAAACGCATATCTGATTATTTCTTGGAACAGAATTTTGATTTTGAACGTGATTTCTTCTGTTCCCTTTATAATGAAGACTTCTTTCAGCCTAAAGATCCTGATGATTTACAAAGTTGGTGTGGAGGCGTTGGTAATTCAATGATTGCTTGCGATCCTCAAGGTCGCATATTTCCATGTATCAGATATATGGAATCTTCTCTTAATGGAGAGCAAGAACCGTACTCTATTGGTGATGTAGATAATGGTATAGGATGCACAGAATGTTATAAATGCAGAATTAATTGTATGGCAAAAATAGATAGAAGGACACAGAGTACAGATGAATGTTTCTATTGCCCTATAGCTGCAGGATGTTCTAATTGTTCTGGTTATGATTATCAAGTGAATGGTACTCCTGACTCAAAAGCTACTTATATATGTGTTATGCATAAAGCTCGTGCTCTTGGGAATCTGTATTTCTGGAATAAATATTATAGAAAAAATAATATGAGTAAGCGAATGAAAAACTATGTGCCAGATGAATGGGCGCTTGAGATTATTTCTGAATCAGAACTTAATATGTTGAAAGAACTTGAAAGAGAGGATTAAAAGCCTCTCTTTTTTATTGACTAAAAGGAGGCTTGATATTATGGCAGAAATTAAAGGAATTGATGTTTCCAGATGGAATGGAAACATCGACTGGAAAACTGTTGCTAGTTATGGAATGGGCTTCGCTATCCTAAGAATTACAGAAAAAGGAAATATTGTTGATAGCACATTCGAACCTAATTATAAAGGCTGTATTGAGAATAAAATTCCTGTTGGAGTCTATAAATACAGCTATGCTACTACTATTGCTCAAATTAAAAATGAAGCAAATGTAGTTATTAAAACATTGAATAAAAGAAAACTGGATTATCCTGTGTTTCTTGATATAGAGGATAAATGTCAGGAGAATTTATCTGACAGTTTAATGATGAAAATGATTGAAGCATTTAGAGCTATTATTGTCAAAGCTGGATATAAATTTGGTATTTACTGTGGTTATTCTTGGTATCAGTATCAACTACCAGAAGGTGCTAAAAAGTACGATGTATGGACAGCAAGATATCCTAATAATGATACCGGTGAATTACAGGAAAGATTAAGAGTTCCTGCTTCTACTGGTGTTATTGGATGGCAATACTCTAGTAAGGCAACCATTCCTGGTATTCCAACAAAAACCGATCGAAGTGTATTCTATAAAGACTATTCTAAATCTTCTACTACTTCTACAGACTCTCCCAAACCAACAACTACACAAGGAAGTGATACTATGAATAAAGATAAAGCTATTGATGCTCTTATTGCTTGCGCTGAAAATGAGGTTGGATATTTAGAGAAGAAATCTAATTCTCAGCTTGATGATAAAACTGCAAATGCAGGTTACAATAACTACACTAAATACTGGAGAGACGTATATCCTCAGTATCAGGCACAGGCTTGGTGTGCAGCGTTTGTGAGTTGGTGCATGATGAAAACATTCGGTCTTGATGTAGCTAAAAAACTCCTTAAACATTGGCCTTATGTATACTGTCCTACTCTTGGAAATCTCTTCACAAAGTATGCAAATCCACAGCGAGGAGACATTGTAATCTTCTATCGTAATGGTACATTCGCTCATACTGGATTAGTAACAAAAGTCGAAGGAGATAAATTTTATACTATTGAAGGTAACACTTCAGGAGGCTCTTCTATTGTTCCAAATGGTGGTGGAGTTTATGCTAAGAGTTATTATAATTCAAATCTCCCTGGGACAAAGTTTTGTCGTCCAGACTATTCTATTGTCACATCTATTTTAACATCTCCTGCACCTGTACAGCCATCTTATACTGCATGGGTAGGTTCTTGTACAGCTAATGGAACAGATGTATTCTCAGACGCTACAGGAGCTTCTAAGCTAAGTACATATCCTAAACTTAATGCAGGTAATCTTGTGGATATCATCGGTGAATCTGGTACAAGATATCAGGTTCGTATCGCTGCAAAATATATAGGGTATGTAGAAAAATCTAACATTAAAAATCCTAATACTCCTGCTGCAACAACTACAAAAAAATATCCATTTGTAGGAAAAGTAACTGCAAGTAAATTGAATGTTCGCAAAAAACCCGGTACTGAACATCCATTACTTCCAGAGTATCCGATGTTAAATAAAGACAATCTTATTAATGTCCTCGGAGTTACAAAAGATACTAAAGGTGACAGATGGTACAAAGTATCAATCACTAAAAAAGAATATGTTGGCTATGTATCAGCCAAATATATCATTAAGGCATAAGGAGGTACGTCATGGGTATTGAACAGATACAGAAAATCCATGAGTTTGGTGAGATCAATGTGATCATATCTTTACTTCTTTGTGCAATGCTTGTTATAGCTTTAAAAGCTGGATGGGAGAAACTTCTTGATGTTCTTGGTCTCGAAACAAAAGCATCTCTACAGAAGAAAGCTTTAGAGAAGAAGTTGTCTGATATGGAACAGAAAATTGCTGATTTTGAACAGTCTCAACATAATTATCATGACCAGTCCATTAATATCAGAGATGATCTGAGAACAAATCAAAATACTCTGAGCACACAGCTTACTGATCTTACAACTTTGATGCAGAACTTTATAACTAATCAAGATGAGTGTACTGTAGCATCATTTAGAAGTTCTCTCTGGAGAATGCATAGAGACTTTATGGCACAAGGGTACATCACACCGGATGGATTAAAGACATTCCTAGAGATGGGAAAGCTTTATGAAAAGGCTGGTGGAAATGATATTTATCATGAGAAATTACTTCCAGATATTGAATCTCTGGAAGTCAGATATACAAAAGACAATGTACTATAATTTATGGGTAGTCAAGCATTATACTTGGCTACCCATTTTTTTACTTTGATTCTTTATCAAGCATATTCCGAACGTCTTCTACAGAAAGTCCTTTTTCTCGAAGTAATTTGGCAAGATCTTTCATAGACTGTTCTTCTTTTACGGCTGCTTCTTTCTTCTCTGCTGCAACAAGATCTTTAGAAAGATTCTTTTTCTGCACTCTCAAGCCTTTGATATCTTCTGTAAGCTTAGTAATTTGTTCTTCTATAGATGTAATTTGTGCCTTAATTTCTTCTGATGTAAGCTCTACTTTTCTTACTCTTGCCATTTTTTAACTACCTCTTTTCGATTTAATAAGGGTGAAATAAGGGTGAAGTTTTTAAGAAGTGCTTGTTTTATAAGGCTCTAAGTCGGTTGTTCATGGTACCGGAAACCACTGCTCTATCCACTGAGCTACAGGCGCGTATCTTGAAAATCAATCTTTTGAAACTCTTGTAAATACTGAAAAGTATTGATTTTACTGGCTTTAAAGCCGCTTTATAAGAGATATTCAGTTGTCAAACTTGATACCTAGTCGTGTTAGTTTATACCCTTTTCACCCTATTAAATTTAATTCATAAGGGGGAAATAAGGGGGGAATATTTCATTTTCCGCATTGATAAGGGGGAAATAATTATTGCTTCATCCTTATCCGTATGCTATAATTTACTTAACACATAATTCATATTATCACAATTTTGGAAAAAAGTAAAGTTTTTTATTTTGTAAGTAAAATTAGTGTAAATTTACACAACGGAGGGATGTATATGGCAAGAAGGGAAAAAGGTTCAGGATCATGGGATACTGTAACAAAGAATGACATTACATACTATAGGTACCGTAAGAAATATGATGGTATGACAAGCCGGAAAGAATTTGTAGGAAGGACAAAAGCTGATGTAAGACGCAAGATACAAGAATTTGAAGCTAAGAGTATGAGGGTTAACCAAAAAGACTATCGTAAGATGACTCTTGGGGAATGCATAGATAATATCCTGCAGACATTGGAGCCAACCTTCAAGACGAACAACTATGCTACTCTTCAGTCTACAAATCGCTGCTATATTAAAACTAATCCGATTGCTGATGTCCAGATGGCTGCTATAGACAAGATTGTCATTCAAACATACTATACAAATATGTCGAAGAAATATTCTGAGAGCACTGTTAAAAAGACACGCACTCTTTTCAATATTGTTTTCGACTATCTTGTATCCTGTAATATTATCACAGAGAATCCTGCAAAAGGGATTAAGATGCCGCATAAGTCAAAATATGCAGTACAGAAAAAAGAACATTCTTTCTTATCTTTAGAAGAAGCTGAGAAGTTTTATAATACGGCTCTTATGAAAGCAGATTCTGCTTTACCAGGCGTAAGGACAGGTGATTATATCTATGGACGTAATGCCAGGTTCTGTCTGTTAGTTCTTTATACTGGTATGCGTATAGGAGAAGCTTATGCTCTTACATGGAAAGATATAGATTTTAAGAATAATACCATTAACATAGATAAGACAATGGAGCGTATCAAAGTAGATGGCAAATATCAGTGGCTCATAGATACACCAAAGCGTCCTAAGTCAATCAGAGTCATTCCTCTGGCAAATCGTGCAAAGGAACAGTTGCTCTGGCTTAAAACTGTGTCTCCTGGACTGGAAGCATCCGGAGATGACCATATATTCGTAACTAAGAACAATATTCCGCCATCACAATCAACTCTTACTAGGACGCTTAAAGCGATCCTCAAGAGAGCTGATATTGAATCTGATGGTTTCGGCTTACATGATCTCAGACATTCATTTGGGTCCATGCTGCTGCAGAAAGGATGGGAACAGAACCAGCCTGTAGATATTAAGGTGATATCAGAGATACTTGGACATGAAGATGTTTCTACAACTTATAACATATATATGCATATCATGAATAAACATAAATCAGAAGTCATAAATTTACTTGATTAAAAATAAGGGAGTTATATCATTTCGATATAGCTCCCATTTTTTACTATAAAAATATTGTTTTACGTATATTATCAGATATCCATTTAAGATACTTTTCTTTAGGAATCCTGTATGTATTTCCTATCTTTATTTTAGGGAAAGAACTTAATTGAATAAGCTGATATGTCTTGTTACGTCCTATTTTAAGATGTTTTTGTATATCTGTTGGAGTTAACATTTCATCCATCGTCATCGCACCTCCAGAACATTACACTATCTTCAAATTCTTTAACTAAAGCTTTATCATCGCTTCTTACTGTAACATCAATTACTTTCGGAAGGCCAAATGATAATACTCCTAATATAGATTTCAAATCTATAATGCATCGTCCTATACTACCATCAATATCACAATCTTTAAATTTATTTGCAATAGATACTACAGTTTTAGCATCTGTAGAATTGTTTAAACGAATCTTCATAATTATCCTTTCTTAATCATCATATTCCCATGCACGAGTGTGTCTATTATAATGACTATTCGCTTTGCACCGGAAGTCATATTGAGTAGGATTCCCTTTACTAAGTGGACACTCATTACAATGGACACGATTATTTTTATCATATGCGCTATATTTTTCGCATATAGCTTTTTCTCTGTCTGTTGTAATCATATGTTATTCGTCTCTCACCTCTAATTTTTTCAAGTCTTCAATGCCCCAAGGTGCTTCATCCTCCCATTTAATGAAGTTAAACATATTACCATACATATCTCTTGATACATAAAAATAATTACTATCTTCAGTTATCCACAATTCATTCATAGAATTACGTCTTGGTTTATTATAGTAAATATAAAGATCATTATTGCTATCTCTTGCAATATATTTACAATTAGACAGAAGGGCATCAAGGAAGTTCTTTTCTCTTGATGTAATTGTAGGTTTCTCTACATATTCTGATTCAGCCCATTCACGTAATCGATCGGAGCATGCCTGTGAACGTCCAATATGTTTACCACAACCATCAAACATGCATGATTCACATGATATATTACTACAATAAGCGATTTTATTTTCTTTTGTTACTGCTATACTCCTACCACTACAAGCAATATCCAAAATCTCTTTAGCAAATTTCTCTCTATTCTTCATAAGCGTTTACACCTCTATTTATTCTCTGTTGTACTTCCAAATCCGCCATTTCGTACTCCTGCAGCTTCATCATCAATAGTAATACCATATTCTAAAAATACTCCCTGTACAACATTGTCACCTTCTCTAATTGTACATTCTTTATCACCATTATTTTTCAGTTTAACAAAGATATGTCCTTCGTTATCACTGTAATAAAAATCTGAATCCACAATACCTGTTTGATTCATGAGATTTAACCCATATTTGCATCCTAATCCACTTCTAGGATATAACATTAGGACCCAATCTATGTTCATTTCACATCTGATCCCTGTAGGAATTTTAATGGTTTCACCCGGCTTTAAAGTAAATGTCAAAGGACTTACAAAGTCATATCCTGCGCTGCCTTTTGTTGCTCTTTTAGGTAACGTAATTGCATCATAAATATCCTTAATATTTCGCCTAGTTGACATATTTAATTCAGGAACATTAAATGCATCAATCCAATCTTTTTCAAACTGTCTGTATGTAACTTTCTCAAATCTTGCTACTCTTTTTGCCATATTATTAATCTCCTTTTTGTATGTAATTTAATGTATATATTATCTGAGTATAACTTTATATTAAATGAGCATTTTGCAATTCTTTTAGTTTAGTTTGTGCTTCTTCATACGTAAAAAAGTATTTTTTACCAATATCCTTTTTAGAAATATAATCCAAGTGACTAATAAGGTTAATCGTGTCTATATAGTATTCTTTCTTACTACTACATCCATAGTCGTTACAATGGTTACATTCATCACTATATCCATCGTGTTCTATTCCTTTATGACATTTCGACCATATAAAATCAATATAATAAAGTATTATATCGTTACTTAATTTTATTGATTGTTTAATATTGTCAGATTGTTCATAATTTGCTAATTGACGAGCAATTTTATTAAGAATTTTCCATCTTTTGTTTTTTGCAAGTTGCTTAATTGTAAGTCCTTTATCAGATGGATAACCGTCTGGGTGAAACAAAATCTCTCCATTTTCAGTAACGTAAGTTAATCTTTCGATCCGCATTTACAAATCTCCTTTTTTAAATATTCAATATATTCATTCCATTCGCCTAATGAATGGATATATTCTTTAGTTTTTAAACATTTTTTCTTCATATCTTTTTTCAAATCAATTGTCCTATACTGCTTACTTTTTTGAAGTTTATTGGTCAAAAAAGCATCGGTTACCCTAGAGACTAACAAGTAATCCTTGCTGTCCATAGAATCCAAAATAGCGTTGTATTCTGCTAAATCTTCCTCAGGAATAGGGTAATCACATTTGGGTAAGTTCTTAGTCGAGAAAGGACTAATATCAGCTCCTGCAATCGCAGGTTTAAGAAAAAGTGCTATGTATCCTAACTTACGAGCATGGAACTTAAACTCTATTTCTTTGTCATTTTCCATGATACTTCGTACAGTTCCTTCATCTTCAAGTGCCTTATATAATTCTTCATAAGTTTCATATTCTGGTAACCCAATATCATTAGCTATAGCTTTTAAAATATTGTGTCCTCTTCCTATAGATGGGATATAAGCTACAAGAGTAGAAAAACCATAATGATATATTTGAGCACCACCATAACACTTAATATAAATATCATCAAAACTTGAATCTATTCCTCCAGAATCATCTCTGGGATAATCATTGGTACTTTGATCTATCGCAGCTTTTAGTCTGTAAGTACCTTTATATTTCATTAGATATTTTGCCATTTAAAACCTCATTCCTCATATTGTCTTAACTCATTAATAAAGGTAACAAAAACGCCCATAAGCACCATGCTGAATGCGTGACTTCAATGCCTACAATTACTGCTAATGCAGTTGAAATCCATGCTGCTGCTTTTGTAAATTCCATAATTAATTCTCCTTTAATACCATAATAACTGCATTACACATACCAATAATCCTTTGAAATTTTTCATCTTTCGAATGAACGTTTGCGCTAGGCAAGGCATATCCATTTTCTGCAATTTCTTTTATTGCTGACATCCATTCAACAACAATATTACTACCAGATTTTTCCTGAGACGTTTTTTTATCTGGTGGTGATACGTAAGGCAATTGTTGCGGCCTTCCTGGTGTCATATCTGCTTCCTCCATTAATTCTCCTTTATGCTTTCCATAAGTTCGCCACGAATTTCATCATACATTTTATGTAGTTTAGGATTAACAAAAGTCATCCATTCTCGCCGTTTATCATGTATCATAAGCTCTCTTAACATAGTTCCTAAAATAGGTAATTCTTCACGATTAATGATTAATTCGGTTGTGTTCTTTAAATCTTTCTTATCAAACCATCCGCTCCGGCTATCATCATTACCATAAATCATTACATCTGGATTTTTATAAATATACCGATCCACATTTTGAAGAAGATATCTACCCCAATCTGGAGTAATATCATTTTCATCAGTGAGGTCTGATAATGCATAAATCATAATGTTTGGATCATCACCATATACTTCACGTATCATCTTGATTCTAGTATTAACATTCAAAGGATTACGTTTTGTCCCACATTCTTGTGCACTGCCAACAAGAATAAGCATCCGATCACAAAGCAATAACCCAGTATCAATAAGTTTTTCATGGCCTTTGTGGAACGTTTGAAAACGCCCACAAACAAGCCCAACATCATATGGTTTCATGTTATTTCTTCTCCTCTTTAATTCCAAGTGTATAAATAAATGTTACTAAGAACACAATGGAAAAAGCGATATATATAATAATTGCTGCAGGAATAGTAAATATAACTGTAAGAAATATATATATCTTACCGAACCAATTTTTATTTTGGGACCACTTTTTATATTCTTTTATTGGTAATAATTCATCAATTGCACAATTAATTATTAAAATTGTTGTGAAAAGAATTTCGATTAACAAGAATGATATAAATATGTTCTACATTATTCTGCCTCCACTTTTAATTCAGGATTAAATACCGGAATCTTCTCTGATTTGAAGAGACATCGTTTATGCATTAAATCAATCTTAGCTTTTACAGCCAGATCGTCAATCTCTCCTGTACGAAGATATCTGTCCAGAACTTCATATGGGAATCCTAAATTGTCCTCATCTGTCTTTCCACATAATCCATCAATTGGAATCTTTTCAATAAGTTCTGTAGGAAGCAATAATTCATATCCAAGTTTTTTAACTTCATATACAGTTAATTTTCCTAACGGACTAAAATCACCTGCTGAATCACCATACCTAGTTTCATAACCGACATATGATTCTGAAAGATTACATGTATTTGCTACTCTTCCATTACAAGACTGAGAGACAGCATATAATGTAGACATTCTAATACGTGCCGGAAGATTTATTTTTGTCTGTTCGCTGATCTCGATTCCTGAGCTTTCGAGTCTTGACAATACACTTCGAACTGTGTCGCCAATGTTGATTTCGTATGATTTAATATCAAGAAATTCACAAAGCTTGTACGCAGCATAAATATCTTTCTGCTGACCCTGTGGCATCAGTACACCAATTACACGATCTTTTCCAAGAGCTTCTGCACAAAGCGCTGCTACTACAGAAGAATCTTTTCCACCAGAGATTCCTACAATTGCATTGCAGCCGGGACAATTCTGATCGAACCAGTCTCTGATCCACTGTACAATTTCATTCTTGAGTTCTTTAAAATATCCATTGTAATATTTCATCTTATAATCCTCCTAAACAATTAATATATTGTTTAACATTGCCATTATCATATGTCTTTGTAATCAATACGGCAGACACTGTTTGTCCTATTCTTCCATGATATTTACGATATGTACTTTCATCACTAAGAGAATATTCAGTTCCGTTATAATCTACCGTAATTTCATACTCGGCATAATCTGTCCGAAATTGTGGAACATGATTAATTATACCTATGAAACGAGTTTCTTTCGGCTTATAGTATTCATTAACAATTTTGACTTTCACACTTTCTTCTTTCTTATCAATACATTTAGCACATCCAGTTAACATAAATGCACTGATAAGCAGAAGAATTAATATAGTAGCTGCCTTTTTCATTTTGATTCCTCCTGCAGTTCCTTTCTTACTTTCATAAGAATTCTACCAAGCCTGTTTTCTCCAATACCATTAACAGTTCCCCAAGTTGTATCTCCCCATGTATTTCCTTCTTCCAAATGTTCATCACCTGTAGCAAGTAACTTTTCCTTAAGGTCTGGATTCTGAGTGAATTTAGCCAGTACGATTTCATACATTACTTTATCTTTTACTTCTTCCCAATCTGATCTCAAATCAATCTTTCTGCCTGTTGCCTTTGCCTCTGATGGGCTAGCTTTAGAAAATAACTGGAATCTTAGTCTACGATTCTTTGTTTTCTGAGCTTGAAAAGCTGCTTCATTATTTGTATAGTCCCATCCGTTGTAACTTACCGGTGCCATATAAAAGTTACTTAAAAAGTAATAATCTCCAGTAAAACTATTAATCATTTTAAATGCCCTCCATTGGTTTCCATTGTTTTCTTCTCTTACTCTGCATCTTCCAACCAGACACTTTTAATCCTCTCACATGATCCCATGAATCTGTTTTTCTTTTTGGTTTTATAGGTTTGAGAGTAATACCATATTCATTTCTTACTTCTACAATCTCTTCTGGTGTAATACTTTTACGCTGATCCGGCACTGTTGAAGCCCAATGAATATTCCAACCATGATGTTTATGATACGTACGATAGTATTTCTTTTTATATTTCTTAGTAAGTTGATGAAAGTCTCGTACATTACCATAATCATCCATAATCAAATATCTGTGATATTCACGCGGACAAGTACACATAAAATCCCAATTATTATCTATTTTTAAATATTCATCATCAAAATAGTTGAATGAATGATATAAATTGATACTTCTCATGCTGTATGGGAACTTTGACTTAAAGTATGTATACAGTTCTTTAGTCCCTTCTACACATCCTACATATTCCCATGGGAGCCATCTGTATATAATGTAATTAAAATGAGCTTCTACACATTTTGTATGTTGTATATAAATATGGTACTCTCTCATATAAAACTCCTACTGTCCTTTATGTCTTGACATATCGACTGTTGTTTTAAAATATTTACCAATTGTTGCAATTGTTGCACAAATAACAGGGATCATTGGTTTCGTAAACCTAGTTGTATTAAATATGATATTTAGTCCATTAACCAATGCGTCCCCTACAAAAATTTCAGTATGCATCCACCTATGTAAGCAAACATAAATGATAATGCCGGACTGATAACAAGAGTGAAAATCGCAAGGATGATTACTGTAAACGCACCTATTCCTTCTAATGTATTATCTTTTCTGTTCATTTAATTCCTCCGAATCTTTTTCATATTCAACTACAATTACATGTAATCCATATCTTCTGGCAGTATCAATCATATTTTTTGTACCTCGCGATTCACCATCCCAAAATGCGATCAACGTACCAGAGCCTGATTCTGATGCAAATTTTGCCATTTCATTATTACGTCTAGGGCCAGCAGACTTTCCATAAACTCCCCATAAAGCTTGAAATCTTATAACGGAGTAACCATTATCAAACGCATAACATTCACCAAGCCTATCTGCACCTTTTGCACCGCCACTGATAACTCTAATTTGCTGAGTGTTATTAACTTGATTCTCTTCGATATAATCTGACACAGTTTTCTTAAGCAAACGATAATCATCAAAATCTCGTGAACCGGCTATAATAATATTCATCGCCTCGCTCATTCATCCAGCCTCCATAATTCCACATCATAATCTTTAAGTTCCCCTTCAATGATTTTATAAATCACTTCCCAATCAGCTCCTCCTCTTCCACAACCAATCTTATACGGAAGTGCTACTGAGGTTCTACAAAGATCTTTTCCTTCTAGTCCATTTTTTTCACGCCATACTCCAAAATGTTGCGAAATATATCTTAAACCATCTCTAAAAGCTTCAAGATCTGTATACTGTTTACCATCATATCCATATTTATTTTGTGCGAATAAAGACAATACAATTTGACCTCTATCTTTCAATAAATATGCATCACACGTTCCGAGTAGTTCTTCCGACTCGAACTTACAAAACTCACAAAACTTTCTATAGTGTTTATAAATGCCTTCATCATAATCTCTTAATGCTTTAGCGACTCCAGTGTTCATTTCTCCTTGGCAGTTAACCTGATGAATTATAAAATCTGTCTTTGCATTAACGATATTACCTTCAATAATTTTAATCATTTACTTCCTCCTATATAAAATCTTGAAATGTAAATTTCTCACCACAAGAACAGATTACTTCTCCAACAGTTCCAATACTTGTGGGAACAAATTGATATGTATATCTTCCGCCACAACATCCCCCAGCTCTCAATCTCTGTTCCATAGTTTTCAAACCATGTTTCTCAGCATCATGTTTTAATTCCCACTCTCTGATTTTCTCTTGTTCTTTTTCTGAAATTGGAAATCCTCTGTACAGATCCTCTTTCGCTTTTTT